TTCCCGTAAATGGAAAACCATTAAAAACTCCCCGTATCAGGGAAGAAAAGGTATAAACCATGCCCAATACGGGCCCGTTGGAAATCGTAAGCAATACCAACGTATTTTATAAGTACTACTAACAAAGACTTAAATAATTTACTAAAACTAAATGTATTGTATTATGTTAATAGATCTGTGTGTGTGCACCTAATATGCACATGTGCAACTATTTTGCACTTTGAGTGTACGCCCATTGATAAAATGATACCGTAGGGAGCATAACTGTTGTACCAACTGGCACCGCAGCGGTCCATGTATATACTTCACTCACACTAGCAATACCCACATCCGCTTTTAAGGCGGCTTTTGAGCCTGGACTAGCAGTCAATGAAGTATTTACCATATTATTAGGAAATGAGGCTGGAACTATTTCACCATCCAATGAATAAGTGATATTATCAGTAGTCATACCAGTAGAGAAAACTCCAAGACTTGGTATATCTATTGAACCTGGAACCGACCAACTTACAGCATAAGGTCCAGCATTCACAAATGTGTGCGTCCCACTAGCTGTTCCAGCTCCCTCATACCGAGCTACCAACTCCCAAGCCATGGGAAATGCCAAGGACGACGTAATTTGAAACTGATAACGTGCTATATTAGCCGTTGAAGGAGGAACTTGAGGTGTATCCCAATAAGTAAAAGAGGTACTCTCTCCTGTATGCCAATTTTGTTCTAAATCGACTCCATAACTCATACGATAAAATCCATCATCCTCTCCCGATCGAGGACCAGCTTGAACACGATTAATTGGGGAACCCCCAAGACTCGAATCCAATCCACCAACCGGCTGACTTTGAAATCCATACATATTCATAACTGATGGTCCATTTGTTGCAAGAATATACACAAATTCAGTTGATCCAACATGATTAAAATCATCCAAGAGTAACCAAGATCCAGATACTACTGGAGGTACTCCTGATGGAGTCATCAATAATGATGGAGGTCCAACTAAAAATGCAAATTCAAAATCATCCCCAGGTCGAGCAAACACATCAACAGTTTGTATATCTACAGCATTCTTTTGCACTCGAATAGCAACACTCATAACATTATTAAAAGTGGGTTCTATAGCCCCACTTGAATCATTTAAAGGATAAGCAAATTCACCAGCAAAGAAAGGAGCATGAACCTCAAGCGCACCTAAATCCGCACGAGTAACTATATGCATCCCATCTCCAATATCTGCTGATGTAAAAGCTGTAGTGAAAATTTCTTTAAATTTTGGCCCTATATAAGATGGACCAGTCTGTAACTTAGCAGAAGAATTCAACTGATTAATGGTATGGTAATTAAGAACTTGGTAAACCCATGATCCTCTACCAAACCGAAACAAAGCTTTAAACCATCGATAAAAAGAAATACTAGAAGCATCAATGAGAGGTACAGTTTCATTACCATAACCATTAACTAATGCATAATGAGGTAAATCATCAGGAACAGCAATCGTTCCAAGCAAAGCCGGGCGTTTCACCAATTCTTTTATATTTGTTACATGATCTCCCATCAAAACATTCTCTTCATACATTCCCCGAGCAGGGATAAGAGGAGGAGCCTTAGCATCATGCATTTGTTCTCTAGTACCCCATTGAGCGACCAAGGGGTGAGGAGGAACATTTGCATACTTAGGTGAATAAGGGAAAGCTAACTGAAAATCTTCACCAGCCATCATCCACATATTCAAATAAATTGGTGGAACATCTGTATTAATATAAGTCAATGGATTCACTGAAGAAACATACAAATAACCATTAACACTCCTATTAGTACCAACAACGTCAAAAGCATCAACTGCTAAATATGGAACTGGTACCAAAAATGGAATAGTAAAATGCTTCTCTGTTTCCTCCTGGATATCTATAACATGCGACACACAATTACTTTGCGCAATAGGATCACTTGTATTAAATCTCACAGGACTCCAATAAATTCGAAATCGAACGGAATGAAACGCAGAGGCAACTATCTGCAAACAAAATTTCAACGATCCTCTCCAAAACTGAAAAGGTTGAGCTACAAAACCCACCAATGTGGGATGTACTACATCAAGACCTCTCCCACAAGTAACAGGAGAAACTGGAATTTCCATAATAACAGTCCCAGCCGCTAAACTTGTTGTCGAAACAGTTTGCAATAATCCAGGTTGGCTAGCAATATAATATATATCTTGCTCCTCAGGTACCCCCCCAAGCAACTCTAAACCACCAGACACTTTATTATCAGGTGTTATCGATAGAGAAACAGCTTGGTCAACACCATGAGTATTCGCCAACATAGGATATGTAATTTTAACTCGCTCTGGTACAGCTAAACTCAAAGGATTACAATAACCTAAAGATCTAGCAACTCTTCCTCCCATTCCAGTTATAGCAGATGCCACAGACATAGCACTACCTAACCCTGGAACTGGAATCATAGAAGACGCTAATGCACTAGCATTTTCAAGAATCCCAGACAATAATCCAGAAGCACTTTTAACTCGCCCCTCTCGATCATGATGCCCATGGTCAATAGGAACTATTGTGGATGAAGATGGTTTTGTGGATGAATTATCTGACACACTAGCTTGGGCTGCTGGTGTGTTAGAAGACATAGACTGGCCATACCCAGTACCACCCATATCCATCTGAGCCTGATAACGAGGTGTAGAACGAGAAAACACCCCAACAGATCCCAGTGGCAAGGATGGCGGAACTATAATTTGTTGTGAAGGCAAATTTTGCGCTACTGGTTTTGGATAAACAATAGCTGAATAACCAGCTATTTGAACATTCTCAAAGTTCGCAAAAATAGTAATTCCCACAGGTTGGGTCATTGGTGCAGTTGTTAAAGGATTTAACACATACATCATTAATCCACCAATATTAAATAAAGATTGGTTAGCCGCAAATTGTCCAATATCAATATAATCAAAAGGAACACAAAATGGCATAATAAATTCATGAACTTCATTTTCAGTTGGTGATAGGACTACATGAGGAAAACCTGCAGCACTATACACATTATCTTTAGATTCAAAATAATTACCCACTCGTGTAACTTGAGGAGACCAACATACTAAAAGACGCCCATAATGAAACTTAGTACCATTAATACGTATCCCAATGCGAATCCCACCTCGAAAATATTGAAAATTCTTTAGCTTATCCCAAATTGCATCAATCTCAAATAATACACTTGGAAACAACCAACTTCCAATACGCTGACCAGCCAGCGCACTTGATTCCCAATCAAAATTCGCAATCGGATAAGGCCTACTTAAAAACTGAACTATAGATTCAGTAAAATAAGGGTTATCCGGAATCAAAGGGGAAATATCCGTCTTTCTAACTGTCAACGACTGTTCGGCCGCCTCAGAAAAGGATGTCAATTCAATTCGGGTTGTGGGCTCATCCCTATCCACAACTCCGACCGCATTTACACCGCGGGAGGTGTCTGTTCCTTGTATTCGAGTATTAGCAGCTAATTTTATTGCTAGGAAGCACTAGCTCATGCAACCCAGTTCTACCCTTAAGCTTTTATTTAAAGAGGCGCTCGCTTTTGCTAGATATAAATATATCTCCTCTAATAGAACACAAATAGCAGTTAAGTATCAGTCAAAGGGTTGTCTGATACCCACAGATCACATCCATGCTGGCCTAACAATTGATCCCACACATGATCGTAATCAAGTATAGGCAATCGAATCTCTTCACTTCTAGCTCGAATATACACTAGATTAGAGTATTTTTCATATGCATCATGGCCATGATGCACCAATTCGATCATAAAATTTTGAAACGTTTCTTTCATATTTAGTGCTATACAAGTTCCCTTATGCATCCACATCATACTTTCCAACACTATATCAAGATTTAAAGGAGCCCATACAACCCCCTTTCTCAATACAAATGCACGCTTCAAATACCTAATCGATTCCAAAGATTGATAACCACTAATATCAACCCCTTCTGGATTATAATTTAAACCATACTTCAACAAAAACTCCGAAACAGAATGAGCGTTAAACCATGGAACATCCTTCTTCACTGCCACAATATTATCATCTCCATATACCTTCAATATAACATTATCGTTATACGATGCAATCGATTCACTCCTTAATCGTGCCAACGAACAATAAGCCAATCGAATCATAAGAGAATTAACAAGAGAATTAATAATAACCGTAATAGCTACTCCAGAAGGATTACCATGAGGAACCCGATAAACTTCAACACCAACTAAATGATTAGCATTAAACATAGTACAAAAGAGAGACTTCCGTATTATATCATTACCATCATTATAAAATTCATTAATAATATCAAGAACCACCATTACTAATTGAAAAGGCAAAGTCTTATCATAATTTGAATAATCTCCAGAAAAATAATTATCTCCACCTCGCTTAAAATCCTCAAACATCATACCCCATTCAGATGAATGACAATTAACACCAACACTACACTCACCATAAATATGATTTACCATCATATGAGCTATAAAGGCACCAAAATATTGTCTAATTAAAATATTCAAATCAAAAGGAGCCACATTAAATAATCGAGTTTTTGCAGACTCAACTTTAGCAATAGCTCTCCTCTCATCTTTTAAAATATCACAAAAGACAGTCATTGGAATAATACCCTTTTTAGCCAAATCACGACGCATATCTATATGTTGTTGAAAGTGTTCAGTTGGTTTAAATTCCTTGTCACCCTTCAATAAACTAAACTTTCCTACTCCTTTCTTACCCTTGGCTATAATATATGGATAACCAGGGGAAGTTTTCAAGTTCATAGGCCTAATCCAATCATCTCCAGCAAGTCCATTAATTGCAACTACCTCACTCAAAATCCCCAATTGAGAGTAAGCAGAAGTTTGCAACACAGATTGTGCTAGATTTAATGAGGCCAAATGAACATCCTTATTCCGAAAGGTCCTAATTGAGTTGAATTGTTTCTCAATCGCTTTTCGCATTGGATCCAATTTATCTCGAATATTCAAAATTGCGGGAGCGGTATGCACAGGGAACATGCCATAAAAAGGAGATTTCACTATCTTAGTAGATGGTTGATTATAAACTCCTTTACTTTTTGTCATATACCCTAATCTATAAACATTATCATCTTTAGATAAAAATGTTTGAGCCTTTAATGGAGGCAATTCTTCCAAATCATCAATTAAAGGTTCAACATTATCTTCAAACATATCACAAATAATTCGAATACCAGATTGGGTTAAACTATTACATACGCCCACTCCGACTGTACCCGCAACATGAATGCCAAGGATTTTACGTGCCATGCCTTTATGTAAAACACATACAGGACTACCACAATCCCCAGCCATAGTTTGAGAATTATATCGAAAACCACGAACAAGCTGTATAGATTGATTATCTCCAGCATCATACTCCCTTTCACCACAAGCAGCTAAATTAGTTAAACTGTTCATGAAAAGGCTCGGGAAAGGTTTCTTCGAAAAACCAGCGATAACACCTGAATACAAATTAACCCTTGCCAAATCTTCTTCTTCATGAAAATGGTTGATAATAGAGGGAAAAACACCACAATATAAAGGAACCTTAACATACAATGAATCATTATCTGGTACTTCAATATAAGAAATATCATTAACATCTACTTCATATTCCCCAGCCCGCGTCCGAATAGTAAAGTTTTTACACCTATCAAAAACACCCTTAGAGTGATAAACAGTAACAAAAACACTACCAGCCAAAAACAAAGCCTTCACAATACGCCCCTCAATCTCCAATTCAACCAAATTATTATAAATTTTATTCTTCATAAGCACCATAGCATTTGGATCTGAAGAGGACTGCGCAGAAACCTCAAAATCACCATTATTAAAAGCATCAATAATAGCTTTATCAGCAGCTAATTCAGACTGAAATTGTGAATATTTATTTTCCATAATATCTACTCCATCAGCCTCAATACGCATCTTTCTATACGTTTTAACTCGCAACGGTAAATTCTTAACAGCCTTAAATTTTGGTACAAACTTCTTTGTATTTACTTCATCTGATTCCACAACAATATTAGGAGATGGAGTCCTATACAAAGAATGCATAAGTTTAACCACTCCCAATATTGCCAAAAATTTACTACCATAATTAAGCCATAATGGAACCTCCAAATTTTTATAAGCATCAACACATTTCTCATAAAGCTTTTTGACTTGAAGGAATTGTGATTGTTCATCTAAATTCGAAACCAAATTATCACGATGTTTATAAAAAGATAACATCTGAGGAAACAAAATCTCTCCAAGACCAATATCCACAGGTTTTTCTTCACATCCCTTCCATGTTTCAACAGCACCAATAAGCTCTGTATCATATGAAATAATTCGACGCCACTCAGATAAACAATGCTCAACAAACTTAGAATAATTCATAAATTGATTACTTACATCAAAAACATATGGTTTAGACTGAAAATGAGGATTATCCAAATCAATTTTTAACTTACCATTCGAAGTAGAACAATTCTTACGCAATAAAACTCGCGCAACAACATCCCGACGCCGATGAAAAGCTACTGGTTCACTCACCAATCCCCTCAACTCATTACCAAAATCTTTATTAGATGTAATAAAAACAATTTGAGAAGTAAATCTAGTATTACCCTTACTTGTCAAATCCGCCATAGATAAAGGATAAGGAGTAGTATTCTTCATACGCACCAATTCTATCAATTCCCGCTGCTGAACTTCACTATCACGGATTTGTAAATAATCATCAAACCAAACAACAGGCTGATTAGTATAACCATCCCAAAATTCTTGCATATTATTACGGACATACATATCCCGCGCAAAATGATAAGGTAAATTCATTTTATTCATTAATTCCTTCGCAAGATAATTAACCATAGTTGATTTCCCAATCCCTGAAGCCCCATGTAAATATATGACAATAGGTGAATTTCTCATTTTATCATTATAATGATGCGGAGCTGCCTCAAAAGCCAATCTCTTAATATCACGATAAACCAAATTAAAATAATTCATTATTGGGGGTTTCGCCTTCAACCTAATTAATTCCTTAAAGAAAACATCCCCCTGTTTCTTCAATTCCTCTGCACGTATCGCCAAATCAATAGATCCAGGAATCCCAACATCTCTCCCTTCATTAGACATAGCTTGCACCTCTGTAACCCACTGAGGAATATTCACATCAATAAGTTGTAAAGAAGCTGTTGTAACAAACTGATAACCAGTTGCTATACAAATATATTCAAATGCCATATTAAAAAGAGCATAAATAAAATCCCAAATCTTTGATAACGAAGTACATGTTCGAGAAATAATCTCCAATCTCTTACATTGATCTATACAAGAAGAAACAGCAACAGGGTCCTTCACAAACAACATCGAAGACAACAACTTAACAGTCCCTGAAAACAAATCATCATAATCTTTATGTGATTGAGCAACCAATTTACCTGAAACTTGATCCAATAGCGTTTTCATCACTTGTACCAACGCCTTGGCATATCCAGCCAGAATATCTCCAGCGGAAAAAGGATCAAAATCCAGTAAAAAGCTCACAACCATTCGCAATTTAGAATCATAATGAGAATTTGAAGTCAACTCAAATAACATTAATATAAATCTTAAAACACTATTTCTAATAGAAATAGTTTTCTCAGTCGCTGTTAATCCCATTTGGGTCATAATCTCCTTAATTTGTAAAACAACATCAGGGTTCATCTCTAATTTAACAGCTACTTGGGGCAATCCAAATCCAATCTGAGCACATAATTTCTCATCTCTCAATTTTTGTCTATTCCTAGGCAAAGATTGAATAGTTTTATGCTTCATATTCATAAAAGTCACCAAAGTAGCCATTAACGCCTGTTGGGGAACAGACAATTTATGGCGAAATTGACGATACATATGGATAAATGAGGTCGACTCAAACTTCGACCAATTATGTTCCATACACACTTTAATTCGTGCAATAATATTCGGAAATTGCTTATTACGAGCAAGGTTCTCAAACCAACGACCAATATCACCATGACTCAATTTCTTTTCGCCATAATTTTTAATTAATGCGGTGGGGGAAAAATCTTCAATTCGTAAGTGCGCCATATAAAACTTAAATAATAATCTAGTGCCACTCTTCAAATAGATGTAGTACGTCATAATACTACATCTATAAGAAGAGCGACACTAGACTATTTCACATGCATGAAAATAGTCTAGTGTCGCCCTGTCTTACTCTGGCCTAATAATCTTATGAGGAGTTTAAGCAATCAAAATTTAATAAAATTAAGACTTAATTATGTGAGTCACTCAAAAGAGGGAACGCTTCGACACACATAACCCAGAACGATAATAAAGTGCTTTACTTATAATAGGGGATCAGCAACCCTTCGCTTATTACGTAAGCTCCGAAAGATAGATTAATTAAAATCATCAAGGGGGCTATAACTCCACACCTAAAACTCCCTAAAGAGCTGACAATTAATTAAAGAAAGAACAAAACTAATTTTATAATCATAACCTAAAGTTAGAGATTCAATCAGACAGGCCTAGGAAACCCTGAGGAAAGCTGAGAAAATATTAATATCAATAGCCCTAAAGACTAGACATTCAAACAAACAAGCCTAGGAAACCCTAAGGAATGCTGTGATAAAGAAAATAAACGAAGATCAACCCCGG